ACAACGCAGCCGCAATGTATTTGTTACCAAATAAACCCGCGTAGGTATTTGGAGATACTGTTGGGCCACTCAAATTGATTTTGTTTAATTTATTGTTCATTTTAGTGGTTTAGTTAAAAAGTTGGTCGAATACTCTGTCTTTGATTGTCTTTTCACGCTTATCGCTAATGTGAAAATGCATTTTGCTTGTGGTTGTTGCTTCGGGGTTGAATGGAGTGTGGGGGGCGGGTTCAGTCGCCAATCTTTCTTCCAATTCAGCGTTCTGTGCTGACAATGCAACCTTTTCAGTTTCCAACGCTGACAAACGGGCTTCAAACTTGGCTTCAAGTTCTTTGATTTGTGCGCTGAAATAAGATTCTTCCATTTCGGTTTTAGATTTCACGGTTTTCTTTGGTTTCATTCCCATTTCTTCCTTGATTTCGTCTTTCATGATATCGTTTTCGGCTTCAACTTCCTCAACGATTTCTTCTTCCTCAACTTCGGCTTCTTTCTTCGCGATTTCAACGATTACACCATTTTCATCAACCTCAACGATGTTACCATCTTCCATGGCAAATTCACCTGCGGGTGCGGGGATTTTACCATCTTCGGTTACGATAAAAATTGCTTGACCTACTTCAAAGGCATCCGCTTCAAAAATGGCTTGGCCATCTTCGGTTTTTACTTGTTCCAATTCCACGGCAACGGGTTCATTGATACCCAATTTTACCATGATGCGGTCCAAGATTGATTCTGCGTTCATACTCATAAAACTTTATTTTTTTAGATTGTTAGATTTTTACAGTATTTTACTAAAACTGTTCAACGATTTTGCCAACTTGCTATATTGAGCAATCCCATTGGTTGCCTTATCGTAAATTTTACGCATTAAATCGGCTTGCCCTTTTTGCTTGGCTCTTTCTGCCTGAACCATTGCGGTTCTTGATTGGCTTTGTATCTTTTCCAAATCTTTAACCGCGGTTTTGATTTGGCTTGCCATTGGCTGAATATCACCAGCGATTCGCTGAACGCCTTTACTCACTGAATCACCCATTGCAAGTGATTGTTTAAGTAATTTCTCAATTGCCTTAACATCAATTAATTCAATTCTGTACCCTTTAAGTTGCATATTATTTTGATTTTTTATATTCGGTTAAAAGTGCCACCACTTCATCAAGTAATGATGGTTGTTTACTCATCTTCATTTTGTCTGCGAAATAACCTTCAATGCTGAATCCTTTGAACTTGCCATCTTTGGCATCATTCCACACATCATCGTTGGTGATTTTCAAACAACCCATCCATGTGCCAATCGGATCGTTCATCCCATAGATGGCCGATTTGTCCTTTTCCATATCTTCCTTAATCCAAGTTTCAACCATGCAAACACCTTGAACCGCCAATTCGTGTTCAATAGTGGCGTTGCCTTGATTGCCCTTCATCAAAAACATCTGTGATGCTTTGCGTACGGTATCCTTGGAAAAGTAAATGTAAAATTCATCCATAGCCCCATCCACAATTTGTTTGCGGTATATGGGTTTGTCTGGAATCAATATCGGACCCATTAAGATGCGTTTTTCAGCATCTACCTTGGCAAACTTTACTTCATGGGATTTTAACGCAACAAAATTGGATTCAATGGCGGGGGCTTCCACGATGCTTATCGCATCAATGCCACTTGCCATTTGTTGTTCATCCAATATGAGTTCAACGATACGCATTAGATAACTTGTTTTAGTTCGCTTGTGTATTCTTTGTGGCGTTGGATATTCTTTTCCAAAACAGTAACTAATTTCACCACTTCGTCATAACCTTGGATTGATTTCAAATCAACGCCCAATGCCTTTGACATTTGACTTGCTTTTAACAACAAATCTTTGGCAAGTTTAATTTTATCAATTGAACTATTAACAACACTATCATTGGTTTTAACCTGATTCACTCCATCCCTTTTCAATTGTTGCAATGGGCGTAAAATCTTTACGGTGTCATTAATAACTTTATCGTCAATTGATTTTTGTGAGTTCAACGCATTAACCATTCTTTGAATATCGTCAACCAATGCCAAATCAACTTTAACAGTTGACAACTCAACTGATTGAACGGCACTTGATGCCATGAATTTTTCAAATGATGTTTTCATATTTTATGCTATATCTAATTGGTCTAATACTTTTATGTTTTTATTTGCAAGGTTAATTTTCCCCTCAAAATCTTTTGTCCAACGGGTAAATGCACCAATCAATTTTTCATCACCCAATGTTTTTGCCATCTCTAAACCTTTTTTGGCTTGTGCTAAACCATTGTTGGAAACCTTGATTGAATCTTGAAGCATTTGTCTTGACTTGGCAATGTTTGAACCAATCAACGCTTTGTCATAAGCATCTATGGAAATGTTGACCAAATCATCCAACAACCCCAATTCTACTCTAATACCTTTTAATTGCATAACTATATAACGATTTATCCAGGGAATGTTGCGTTTTGTTGGATTCTTCGGTCAAGGGCTTGTTGTGTACTCATGTCCGTTGCCACCGCATACGCCTTGATTGGCTTTTGGTTTTGTTGTGCCAATGACCTTGCAATCTGCGCTGACGGATCGGCTGAACCACCCACGATTGATACACTTGGTCCGCTTGGTGCGGATGATGCCGTATCACTTGCACCTGGCACGGGTGTTGCCGTCATTTTGCGAACATTCGCGAAACCCGCTGCGATGATGGCCGCTGCGTTTATATAACCTACGGGAGTTCCCGCACCCGCTGCCAATGCTTTTGTTGCACCCGCATAAGTGTCAATGATTGCACCCGCAACCGCCAATGTCTTTGCCGTGGCCGTTTCTTCACCAACGGCATTTCCCAACGCTGAAAGTGCGTTTGATGTGGCATCAAATATGGCCATCTTTGTATCAAATTCCTTTTGTGCCAAATCCTTCTTTTTGGCTTCTTCATCCTTGGCAATGTCGATTCGCTTGTTTGCCAATTGTTGTTCCAATTCTGTTGTGGATTGCCCATTATCCTTTCGGGCTTGGATTTGGTTTTGTAACCTTTCCAATTCCAATTTGGTCAAGGCATCTTGTAATTCCTTTTCGTTGGTTAAGGTTTGTGTCAACCTCAATTGTTCTTTGGCGTATTGGTCATCAATAAACTTGGCTTCATCCTCTGCGGATTTTTCCATGAACGACTTTAATTCTTCCGCTGCTTTTTTCTTATCATCCAACCTTTTCTTTTCAGCGTTTTCCGAAATCTCGGTTAACTTGATTTGGTTGGCTTCTTCCGCTTCTTGTGTTAACCTTGCTTTTTCCTTTGCCGTAAATTTGCCACGATTTATTTCCCGTTTGGCGTTATCCAAATCAAACTCCGCTTGTTTCTTTGCCCTTTCTTCTTCATCCTTGATTGAATTCAATATGTTATTTCTATCGGCTTCACGGATTTTGTCTGATGCTTCACGCCTTGCGTCACCCCATTCTTTTCGCTTGGCATCTAATTCCTTTTGTCTTTCTATCTCCGCTTTTGCCATTTCATTTTTGCGTTCTTCTTCTTCCCTATCAAGTTTTTTGGCTTCACGATTAAACAACCTTCGTTTGGCTGCCAATTCCGTTTCTGCGTTTTGCATTGCAACCGTGGCATCACTGATTGCCTTTTTGGTTTCCTCAGTTTCGCCGTTTAATTTTTGGTCAAGTTTGGCAGCATCTAACCTATCTTGTGCAAACTTCAATTCCTTGGATGCCAAATCGGTTTCACTTTTGCGCACTTGTTCCAATGCCTTTTGTCTGTCGGCCAATGATGCGTTTGAATCCGATAACAATTCACGGGCTTGTGCCAATTCCTTGTTACCTTTTGCACGGGCTTCATTCAATGCCAATTCCCTATCCTCTAATTCATCTTGCATTGAGGCAAGTTTACTTCCTTCCGATGCCGCCGAACCAAACAAACTGGCAACCAATTCCAAACCATTTGCCAAACCATCAACAAGCAATGTGGCAAACCCTGAAACGGCTTGGATAATTGGGTTCAATATAGCCCCGAAAATGGATGTAACACGGGCAAGGGCATCCATACCCGCTTCGCTCTTTGTTAGCGCAGCACGAAGCCCCGCAAAGATGCCCACAAGCGCAGCCAATATCGCCCCAAGTGGGTTGGCCACCAATATCATCATTGATTTACCTAATCCCGTAAATGCGGATGCAGTTCGTCCCAATGAACCTGGCAATTCCCCAAACTTATCACCCATGTCGGATAACTTGGATGTCAAACCCGATGCGGCTTGTTTGGCACTACTTGCAAACTTGCTAAACGAGGATCCTGCTTGGTCAACCTCGGTGGTGTCCACCTTTACTTTATAATCTAATTCTTCCGCCATGACTTAATTTTTCTTTTGTATTGTTTTGCAACTTGGGTTAATGTTTGGTTGTATTGGTTTTTCCCTTTGGCGATTTCCACCGTGTCGGATACCCCATACCATTCTTGTGATTGTAAAAGTTGAATTATCTGCGTTATCATTTTTTAAGTACTAAAAAGTTTGCTTTTTGAATTACGATTGTATGGCTTCCACCCGTTACATTTTTCCAAACAAATGTCACTTCATCTGTGGGGGCTAAATCCAAAATGGTTTCCATGTTCACGCTATGGTGGTTGGAATCGGTCAATCCATAAGCGCTTGTTTGAACACCATTAATTTGTATTTCAAACTCAATTTGCTTGTTGCCACTTTGCCCAAATGCACACATGGCCGTGAACTTGTATTGCCCACCTTCTGTGCAAACATACTTTGCCAAAGACATATTGGATGTGATGTTGTCAACATAACCAATTGACACTTCGCTTTCCATTGGAATCGGATCCCATATCGTTGAATCTGTGGTTCGTGATATTGCGGAATCACGATACATGGTAACTTGGTTGAATTGTAAAATGGCTTGCATATTGTCCACTTGCTGAACCAAACTAAACACATTGTTTTTGTTGTAGTCCGTATCTTGGTTTGTATCCAAATAATCTTGATTGTTGTACCGATACGAATTCATGATGCCCTTTGCAACCGAATAATCTTTTAAGTAGGTTTGGCCAAATGGCGTTTCCGTTGGGTTGGTGAAATCGGGCTTTTGACCAGTGGTTGTGAACCTCATGATATTCACATCGGGGTATGTCACCAATTCCAAGTTTGCAACCTCCGTTAACATATCGTATTGGATTGATTGCACTTTGTAATAATTTGATGAAATGGCGATGGTATCGTTCAATTCAAGATTCAACCATTCCCCTACGGGTAGTATTGCAGTCATTTTAACCACCCTTGATTGCGTTGAATACATTCGGGATAGGTATTCGGTCCAATACATATCGTACATGGTCTTTGTGGGCGCATTACCACGCAATGACAATTCCAATCCAAAGGCGTTTGAATAAGTTGTTGACAAAGTTGGATATTCCGAATACGCAGTCATTAACGGCATAACGATTTGAATCGCATTGTTGAAATACCACACATCGGATACCGATTGTTTACCTCCGTAGTAAAATAATGTGTAATCTTGTTGCACTGGCTTGGAATCTTGATCCAAAAACACGGGAATGTTCAATTCCGTTTTGCGTACAATTTGCCCATTGTTGTTTATCTCATTCATTGCTTGTGGGCAAATGATGTGAAATGGTGTTTCAACATTGAATTCGTCCGTTGGGTAATCAATTAACGGCATGGTTTTAATACTTCCAAATTCCCTTTTATTGATTTGCTTGTAATAAGCATTTGCCAAACAAGATGATTCCTGATGCGTGAATGAAATGTGGCGTGGGATTGGAATTTTATCGTGCTGAATATCCTTCACATCTACAAATCGTGTCCAATTTCGTGTTGTCCCCGTTGCTAACCAATCTTGAAGGTTGTGAATCTCAATTGTGGTTTCACCCGTTGGCACTAATATGCAGTTGAAACCTTGCAAAACACCATTGACAAAGTCCTTAATAGGTTTTTGTGGCATTGCATCACCCATGAACACCGAATTGTTGTTAATGCCTTGTGGGGCTTTTGTACAATCAAAATCCAAATTTGCACTCCATGTACCAACGCAATTGTAAGCGATTTGAACGGTATCGCCCGCAGTCAATCGCCTTGTGTATGTGCTTGTTTGTAGTGTTGTTGTTGTATATGCACCAGTGTCATCATCCGCACGGCCATTGAGCATAAAATAAAAAATAATACTCCTTGGGGTTGTGGCGGGTTGTGTTACATTAAAAGTCAAATCAAATTGGTAATTGCCCGTTCTGTTGGCCGTATAAATCCCCGTTGCAGGATTGTAGTTGCCCGATGGATTTGATGTCACGGTTGGAAATATGATTGGTTTCTTTGTCAATGCCCCCGCAGTCCATTGCGTGCAACTAAATCCAATAACATTCGATTCCAATGTACCTGGGCTTGTATATTCGGGATCGTACAACGGACCCGCAGTTTGCATTGGTAACACATACAAATCATCCATTTCAGGTCGTGTCAAAAACGAACCACTCAATGTTAAATCAATTTCGGCAAATACGGTGGTGAGCATTGCCCTCAATCTAATTGCGGGGCGCAAATCATCCACTTCAACACCCCTTGGTTTTAATATGTTGCCATTGACACCACTCATTTTAGAATACCGCCATTGTTGGTTGTAATCTGCAATTGGCCACAATATGTCACCACTGAACAAAGTTTGATTCCATGAATTGATAACCGTGGTTGCATCCACGATATTATTGTAATCACTCCAATCCACTTCGTTCATCAAGGTTTCACCCCACGCATCCAATATCTTTTTGGTAGTGCCGTAAAAAATGATGTTGTAAAGTTGTGGCAATCCGTCCTTGAACTTGCAACCAATCAACTCAACCCTACCTTCAAACACGGGCAAACCATGGATGAAGATTGTGCCATCTTTCCCCAAATTGGGATTCCATGTACCCATCACCATGTTTTCATCAAACCAGTTTTCAAATATGGCGTTGTTGGTTTCGGATGCGGGGATTTGGAAATCCTTGGTGTAATCTGTCCACACTGTGGAAAGGTTCATCAAGTCCTTCAACTGCCTTGTAAGCGGAATGGATTCATCGTTGAATAGGTCAACGGGTGTGCCGTCAATTTGTAAACTAAACCTTATCATCGTACCATTTTATTAATCTTCGGTTGGTTGTACTCCAATTGAATCGTGTACAAAATCAACTTTTCGTTCACCCTTGTTTTGCGTTCAAATGTGGTATCCATCACCCGTGCGGACAACACTTCGCTACCATCCAACATCAAAATGTTTGTGGAATAAAACATTTGCTCAACCACCTCAACATCATTTTCACTTATCCAATCCGTGTTCACTGTCATGGTTTCAACTGAATTGGTTAAATAGGGCGTTGTAATTCCCACCCCGTATGTCCATGCTTCGGCCATGTCCGTCTGTTTGAAGATTGGTTGTTCGTATCTTTCTTTGGTTACTGCAAAGGTCGATTTGTAAACACCATTGAAAAGGAACGAATCATAAACCCCGTATTTGTTCAAGAACAAAACATCTTGTTGTCCGTACTTATTCTCGCACACAAAATCCACGGGAATGACAATGTCATCACCCGCCTTTACAAAAGTGATGTTGATGTCTGCACCCCATGTGCCACCCGCGGTGATTAG